AGTAAGAAAGTTCAGGAAGAATTAGAAACTACGGAAGAAACTGAGGTAGAAACTACGGAAGAAATTACTGAAGAATAATTAAGGTATTGAACAATGTTAAGAGTAAGATGTAAGGTGTGCAACACCGAGTTGGAGTCGCATCCAACAAAATCAGTATGTTGTGGATGTGATAATATGACACTTGTGAAGGGAGACACGATTACTGCTGTTGACCTAAATCAAGTTGTTATGTTAAACTCCATCAAGGAAAATAGAAAGGATAGTTTGTTCAGTCCTTCTGAACTTGCTTTCCAAGAGTCCAGACGAGCTCGTAAGGTTCGTAAACTAGATTTTGAAATCCGATAGGAAGATTGGCAGAGTGGTTAATGCAGCGGTTTGCTAAACCGTGAGGGTAAAACCTCCGTTGGTTCGATCCCAACATCTTCCGTTTGGAAGCGTGGCCGAGTGGTTTATGGCAGTTGTCTTGAAAACAACCAACGTTAATAGCGTTCGTGGGTTCAAATCCTACCGCTTCCGTTTTAATTTAATATTTACTTAATCAGTGTTATGGTATTAACACAAAAAGTTGCACTTTGGGCTTCCCTGATTAGTATATAATTATGTACAATCTAATATTTACATGGACGACCACACCTATATGAATTGGGTGAAAATTAAAGCGACTTTTGAAGCTTCTGGTAATACGGATAATATGTTTTATAAACGAGCCTGTGAGATTGTAAAAACAAAAAAAGATCCCTTATCCAAGTTTCTTGGAGATGAAAAGTGATGGAACCACAAGATGAACTTGTAAGTCGCGCAGAAGTTCAGGAGATGATTGATGCTGCTATACGAAGACACAATCGAAATGCTTCCATTATTTCTATGTGCGTTGGTTGGGTGGTTCTTGCTTTATTTGCTGAGGGACTTTTAAGACTTATAGGAGTTATTCCACCAGTTCTACCATGGCTCAACATTACGCTGAAATAATCGGAATTGTTTTCCTGTTAGTATTTGCCGCCACGATGTTTTATCAAGGCACCTGTATCATGAAAAGTCAAAGAGGATACTCTCTCCGAGATTATATGAATCAGGAAAGTATAAACATGCGTAAAAGAATCGAAGAACTTTTAAAGGACAAATGATAAGTTTAACAGAAGAAGATTTGCAAGAATTGAGAGATATTGTTTTGAGACAAAAAATGGATGAATTATTTGAAGAACCATCTACATATGAGGATGACAATGACGACTTTAGAATGGGTAGAATTTATTGAAGTTGTTTCAAAAGAACTTTATTTTCTAATTGCTTTTATGTGCGGATTAATCATCGGGTACATTGTAGGATTTAGAAACGGCGGAGGTCTCTAATGAATCACTTAACCTTGTCTACTCTTTTTATTTTTTCAGCGATAAGTCTTTTTATTGTGTGGGGATTAAATAATGCCTACCAATACTAAACAAAGATACTCTTTTGCGATGACTTGTTTTGTGAGATCTTATGGTAGGGGTGTTTTAAATGATAATTATATTAAACAGTTTTGCAGAGAATGGTCTCAATGGGAAATAGATCCACCATTAGATGATACGATTGATCAATACTTTCATTATGAATATAAAACTTGGAGAGGAATATGACAATTACCGATTCGGAGAACACCATGGAACGATTCAAAGATTTTTCGGACTACGAACTTAAACTCTTAGCAGATGCAGTCTGGACAAGACAAAGACACTTTATTGCTGGAGATAGAAGATTTAAGGAGTATGGAGCACTTCTTAGCGAAATTCAAAAACTAGTTAATTATAAACCAGGAATTTTTATGTAAGTCGATGGCCACTCACGTTAATTTTCTTTTTAGATTTGTTGAATTCATACTAAATAATCCTATATCACTTTTTGTTATCGGTGTGGGGTTGACAGTGGTTCCCGTAATGGGTATAATGTATGTACATTCACCAAAAAACACAAAGAAAAACGGGCATTAGCTCAGTTTGGTAGAGCGCCTGCTTTGGGAGCTGGAAGTCAAAGGTTCAAATCCTTTATGCCCGACTTATAAATACAAAAACTATGGAAATCTACACAGTGCAAGAGTTTCAAGAACGCTGGGATGAAATGATTGATAGAGTTGAAAACGGCGAGAATATAGGAATAACGAATGGAAATAATACTTGTGTAATGGTTCCTGCGGATGAGGAGCTCATACGCATTTATACAGATCACGAAGAAGGTTGCTGATCTAATTTGTATGGGACTGTTGCTTATTGGTTAAAGCCCTCTGCTTATAACGGAGTGAACGGGGTTCAATTCCCTGCAGTCCTACTTTGCTGGTTTAGCAATCTGGCGAATGCAATCGACTCATAATCGATGGGAGGCGAGTTCGATCCTCGCAACCAGCATGGACACTTTCCAAATTGTCCACTTGACTTTTACAAGTCTAAACCCTATAATAACAAGGTAAACAAATTCAAACAAATGTCACTCACTGCTAAATTCAAAAAAGATCTTCAAACTCTGAAGTCTGCTGCGAATGGAGAATCTTATTTGGACGTAAAGAATCCAAAACTTTTCAAAAAAGTTCGTAAGTTTTATGAATCTAATGGTGCAATCTTCTCCGGAGATCCTTTGGATGATTATGATATTCTTATGGAATATGTGTACAATGATCTTGAAGCTGAAGGAGCTCTAGTATCGTGATTGAAACACTTCCTAAAATCCTTCTTGAACGAGAAGGATACAGGTTTGTTCAAAAGGGTATCATTGAACTCAATGGTATGCCTGATTATAGAATGCAAAAAAAAGATTATTATACAAAACGATGGAATGACATTTATCTTTTTGATAATGTGCTACAATGTTCTACTGCAATGGAAGATATTGAGTATGCGAAATGGTTAGATCCAGATCGCGTTCCATGTTATGTGAAAGATGACGAAGAAGACACGGAGAGTCTTTAAAAGTACTGGTCGGGAGCAAACCCCTTATGTCTAAAACAAGTGTCCTGAGATATCTCGGGAATCTTCTTCTCATAATTGGCTATCAAGTTATGTTATGGGGAGATTTTAAAAATGGTTTGATGATAAAGTTTGTGGGAGGACTTCTTACAGTTCCCTTTGCTATCAAACTTAAACTTTGGGATGTACTATTTTTATGTGCATTCTTTGGTATCACCGAAATATCAAAGTTAACCCAACTTTTCTTGGTTTCCTAAAACCAAGTGGTGGAGTCAATTTGACCCCTTATGTCCTCGTCGGACGGACATTAAATATGCCGACTGGTGTGGATGGGGAAACCCCGCCGAGTTTCTTGTTTTCTCGTACTCAAAACAAGTGGCGAGCCTGAGTTACGGGGGTGGGAATGTTCCCACCTTTTTAGTTTGAACTTATAAAAGACATTAAAATTACATATCTAGGATATATCGAACTAATTTCTGAATTCGGAATCAGTGCAGTATGATATAATCTTGGATCAAAAATAGTCAAAGAATTTTCTGTTCCATCAAGAACTAAAGATCCATTTTTAGTTTTTACTAAAGTGCCGTATTTTTTACTTGGATTTTGCAAGTAAAAAATGCAACCAATTAGTTGGCCGTTATGATGTGAATGATAATGATTGTCCGTGTATGATTCTACGTCCTCATCAAAATACAAAGTATTTTTTACGTCTTCATCTGTATAATTTCCTACTTTGTTTATCCAACAAGACTCAAATTTTACATCAACTTGTAGATATTTTTTAGAGTACTCAGTTACGGATGAAATTACTTTTTGGTTTAAATTTTTCCAACATTCTTTCTCTAAAAGTTTTTCGTTAAAAAACTTTTCTGCCATAACTGGAGGATGAAGTTCTCCCAATTTTTTATGAGTTTTTAAATATATTTCGGATTCTTTTATAAGATTTAAACAATCTTCCTTTGTGATAACATCATACGATTTGTAAAAATATTTTTCATCAAAATAAAATAGTTTATTCAAGGTATCTTGCAAATTTTCATTCCAATTGATATAATATATATTATAGAGTTTATCATTTTATGAGTCAATACATTAAGAAGGCACTTGTTCTTGGTGCCGGTGGCTTTATTGGAAGTCATATGGTTCGTAGACTACGATCTGAAGGATATTGGGTTCGTGGTGTAGACCTTAAATACCCAGAGTTTTCTCAACATGAAGCAAATGAGTTTATTC